GAACGACACCCTCAGACGGGTCGACCGTCTGTCGCGTCTTCATTCGTTCCGACTGGCTCTTGGCGTTTGGATTTTCCCGATAGAGTTTGCCATCCTTGCCTTCAACAACATCCCACCCTGGTTGCGATGGCTGCGCAGGCTGTTCAGTTGGCTTGGCTGGCGTGGTTTTCGTCTGTTGTGGTGCTGGAGTCACTGGTGGCTCTGGTGGCGAAGGAAGCGGCGACGGATGCAATCGCTTATGCACTGCAACTGGGACCAGTGCTGGAACCTCTGTGTCGCCTCGCTTTGCCGCTGCAACAACACGATGCCCACCATCACCTACGATTAGTTGTCCAGTGTCCCTTGCCTGTGTAACGAACACTGGCGTATCGATCTTTTGCTTCGCGTAAGAATCGACCCTCTCTGGGTCTGTAGTGTCCTCCAGGAATTTCAAATAGTTGTCATAGTCTGGATCCGGAGTGTTTTCAAACTCACTGATCGGAACTGTAGAAACAACCAATGGCTCTTTAATGCCTTCTGGAACTCGTCCACTACCTTTGTTTTTCGATCGTTCGTCTCCCGCACGAATTTCCGAAACGACTCGATCAGCTTCCTCTGCTGGAATCACCTGCCCGAATGTGAATTTCGGTGGCGACTGTTCCACAGGCATTGGTGATGGTGTGTCATCTTCCTCCCCGAGCAAACCTGCTAACTCATCCTCGGCTTGATCCAGTTCGGAAACGGGATCGACTTCCGCCTGTTGTGGTTTAGGAGTTGTCACAGTGGGTTGCGGTTCCGCACCTGGCTGCGCCGCTGGATCTGGCGAAACGGGCTCTGGCTGCGCAGGTGACACCCCATCCTGGGGGCGATTTCCAAAATTTGGAAAACTCTCTTCAGGCAGTGGCGTCGGCTCGACGGCAGCGGTTTCCTGGGGTGAGTCGCCACGGCTTTGCTGCCACTGCTTAGTTCTGGTTTCTTCGTCTGGCGCTTCCTTGAATCGCTTCCTATCTCCAAGGAATATCTCAGCCCACTTGTGAGCGCCTGGCGGTTTTTCGAGGGCAGCCATCGATCGCTTCGCACGTAACTCAGGCGACTCGAACCATGGAGCTTCTGAAGGGACGTTGCCTGGAGGCTGCGCAGTTCCTCTGGCGCGAGCTGCTGCTAGCCCAGCACCACCAACGGCAGGAACGCCAAGCAGGAATGCCATCGGCAGAGCCGCTTCCTTAGCTTGCTCCCAGCCAGTTACGAACGCATCGACCACCGACTTATCTTTGACGTTTTCATCGAGCCATCCAGCAACGGTCTTTCCGAGCCCGCTTGTGACGCCCTGTAGGTACTCTTCCGACATTTCACCAGGAGCTTGCTTCGCCGCTTCCCAGAGATACTGGCGTGCAGCCTTAACAGCCCCATCGGTCAGCGAGACTGGCCCAGTCTTAAACGGATTCGGGACGATACCCTCCACGAGACCAGTGATTGCCGCCGTTCCACCAGCGAGAAGACGTAGGCTTGTTCCGTCTTGCATGCCCAACTCTTTGAGCTGGTCGACTTCCTGGGCGTACTGCGATGGAAATGCCGCGGCTGTGATACCACCAAGCTCACCAGCCTTGCCCGCTGCCGCTAGCGTTGCTCGACCCATGCCAGCGCGCGTCGCCATTTGCGCAGCCAACGGCTTTGCTGCTCCTGTGGCAAGAACACGTCCAGCACCACCAGCACCAACCACCGTAGCCATCCACGGTGCCATTTGTGCCGCTTGCAGAGGACCTCGCTGATACCATGCGTCATCTGGGCGCGCAGGAGCGAACTCCTGTGACGCTGCCTCTAACTGGCGAATGTACTCAATCTCTTCATTCGATCCGCCAACCCCCATCAGTTCCTGAATTGGCTGCGACACTCCAGAAACGCCACGGCTGAGCGCTCCAAGCGTGCGGTTAACTATTCCCCCGCGATCGTCTCCCATTTGCTGCGCGAGACCTGGAGCAATTCGCAATGCCTCGGCTCGCTGTTCTGGAGATAGTCCTCGCACAACGCCCAGCATCTTGTCACGCGAGCCAATGCTTTCAAGCATTTGCTTGGTAGGCTCAGCGATCTCAGGTGGTGCCTGCTCTGCCGCCGTGCGCTGAGCTGCTCGGGTGGCGATCTGATCGTCGACATTCAGTTCAGCCAGCATCTTCGAATAGCGACCGCCACCAGCCACTGCTTGCATGGCATCGTCACGAATCTTCTTCGCGCGAGAGTCCTCCGCTGGAACCTCAGCAAGAGAACTTACAAGATCCAAATACTTGCCCATGTTTAGCTCATCATTGGAGTGTAGAAGTCACCAGCCTTGACGCGAGATCTCTTTGACAACTCTTCTTGCAAATTGATCCCCATTTGCAACAAGGCCCTATTGGCCGCTGCTTTCTGTTCTTTGGTAGCGGAATCAGAAAGAATGACGTTCATTGCTTGCTGGCCGCTCTGTGGCAAGCCACTGTAAACGGCCTGCATGCTCTGCAACTCTTCACGGTCGCTTTCACTAGCACCCTTTGAGAGACTGGTAAAGTCTGGTGGGCTGATAGTCGCTGGCGGTTTCGATGGACTAGCGGGCTGTGGCGCTGCCATGGATGACGCTGCTGGCGCGCTGCCGTTTGCCACTTCAGACCAAGGGTTTTGCGATCCGGTCGATGAACCTGCCGCTGGCGCGTTGCCGCCTGCGTTCATTACCGAAGCTGGGCCAGACATAGATCTTGATCCATCGGCATTGGGGTAAACCACACTACCATCTTTGTAGTAGTACGGTTTAGTTCCATCAGTTGGTGTTATCAGTTGATAACCCTGACCTGTCATCTGCTTGTCATACGCTGATGCTACTGGAGATGGCGGCATTCCTCTATCTGGAAGACGTGCCATCGGCGCTGACGGTGCTGGTGGCTGTCCAGGGGCTGGAAGCTGGCCTGTTTCCAGAATCGATCTTGATTGACCTGGAGCCGCAGGGGCTATGCCTGGCAGTTCTGGTGCGTCAGTCGGCGTTCCAATCCCATAGTCTTCCTCGTAATTGCGCCTTGCTGTGTCCGCAGCCTTTTTACGTAACTCTGGCGTGAGAACGTTTTCTCCACCATTCGTTTCCATCTCTATCGCTTGATCCATGTAGTCCTTTCGAGTTTTTGGATCAGCACGGAAAGCTTCATCAGCAGACATGAATCGCTGTGGCTGCGAATCTTGCTTTGGCTGCTCAAGCGGTTCGAAATCTCCCTTTGTGTTTTTGCGATAACGCATACCCGTTTCTGGGTCGGTAGCCACGCTCTGCTGAAATTCTTCGTCTGGAGTAGGTGGCGGTGGCTTTTCCAAACGATTGGCAGAGTCTAACAATCGCTTAGCTCGAATCTTTTTCAATGCTTCTGCTCTTTGCGTAGCATCCAGCGTTGGATTGCCCAAAGCCTCTGCTTCATCGGCAATGCTCTGCTGCAACTTCCTAGCGGTCACTGGATCGTACAGCCCGTTGTTGATGTCATCCATGATCATCCCGCTTTGCTGCTTCCTAGCTTCCTCCATGAACTTGAACTGCTGCTCAGCTTGCTGCTGCTTCTGCTGTTGATCGAACAAAGTCTTGTCTCTGTTCGCTTGACGTAGACCCTGATCAACGGCTTGCTGCTGCTGAAAGTCGGCTATCCGATTGTCCCTGTCCACCTGGAAAGCGTTCTGCTGAACGTCTCTTCCCAGTTGAAACAAGCGGTCATAGCCTTGTTGCTGCCCCTGGTACTTCCGCTGCTGTTCCCCCAACACCATCTGTTGCCCGAACTTCCTAGTGGACTGATTTGAAGGGGGCGTTACGCCTGCTGCGTCGTATTTGAATTTAATGCCCATTGCGGTCTCTGCTTTCTACTCTGCTTATAAAACCAATCGAGCGCGTAAACATTAACAAACTTACACGCACCTGCCGCATATAGCGTTACGTCAACACTTGCGAGGCTTAGGCGATCTTGAACGCGGTGACCCGCCATCGCTTCTCGATTAAATTGCCAAGAGCCGCCTGAGATCCACCAGAGTAGATCAGTTGGCAAACAACGGTTGGAATCGCAATCGTCATTGTCGCGCCGTCATTAACAAACGAAATCTGGTCATGCTGTGCGTAGGCCATCGTAGATCCAAATGTTCGCGGCGTGATCGTGTTGTAAGTCATCGCGTTGAGCCCTAACAGCAATGCTGGCAACGAACTGGTACCGCTCCACAAAATGTTGTAGTCAATGCGGCTGCCGTCAGGCAAAGTGTCGTCATACCACCATGCCAATTCAATCGTGACCCATGTGTTGGTAACCACCTGCAAGTCGCTGCCTGACAAACTGAGCTGTGACCCTTGGGCAATGGTCCACACTGGTGTTGTTGAGCCACTGTATTGTTGAGTTGTGGCGCGACTGAAATCCAGTGTAGCCCCACTGCTACCCGCGTTGTCGATTAGCAGCCAGTTAATCACTTTCCCATTGTGGTCATACAGAACTTCAATCGCATCGGTCAAGTCTGCTGGCTGGCCACCGTCTAGACCTCCACCAGTAACCACACCTGGATTCTGACCAACCCGCCAATCAACACTAACTGGTGACGGAGGAATATGCGTCACATGCCGAAAATCCGAGAACGCTGCGTTGCCTTGCGTTGGTAGCATCGCTGGGTAAATTTCGCCTATCTCGTATGCTCCAATTGTGCGTTTACCAAACGGCTTGGCTACAGAAATGCCTGGCCTGTTCGAGTCGCCTGAAGCATAGTCAATAAAGCGAAGCAGCCTGGTGTCAAACCCACGGCAGATCACATAGTTTTCATAGGTATCCTCGGCCGCCACCTGCATCATCGCGCAGAACGGAAATGTCCCATCCTGGCGAAGATTGGCCTGTTCGCCCTGGATGGGGTTGTATGGAGTGTGCCCGAAGCCAGGCGTTGCTACTTTGCGTTTTTTGAACACAGGTCGTCACCGCAAGCCCTTCAATGCCTATCGCACGTCGCAAAGCAATTTGGCTGAGGTCACACCAGCAATAACCGCCGTCGCGCCCGCCGCATCATTAACTGCGCAGGTGATCCGCACGTCCAGGATGTCGCCTGGAGACAGCCCAGATGGAGTCACCACGAAATCGATGTTGGCGAACGTGAGACTGTTCATGGTGGTAGCAGCCGTCGACACAAGGTCAGAACCGATCGCGTCGTCAGGATCGTCCTGGAGCTTGAAGGCTTCGCAGTCCAGCGTTGCCGTCGTATCAGCGACCGTCGTAATCATGCCCGCTCTGAACCGCAGCGTGACGCTTTGGCCAGCCTGATAATCCCACGGCAACTGGACAAGCACGCGAGCCCGCTTGTTCGTCGCGCCAGCCGTCTTGAGATCTTCCGAACGAAGCGAGGGCGTTGCCGTTCCAAACGTGCCACCGACCAAACCAAGATCGTCTGTCGCTGGCGTTCCAGGCAGGACCGTCTGCATGGCATCCCACACACGGAAATCCGTTAGCGGGATCGGGAAAGGTTGCAGTTCCGCCAGAGCCAGAATGTTGGCCTTGGCTATTGCTGGGGTTAACGAGCCGTTCAGGCGGATCGACCCCGCCACGATCAGATCCCCTGGAAGCGATACTGGTGACGCCATTTTCTTTTCCTTTGCAAACTGTTTACGTTACGCTAAAATAAAACGAGCCAAAGCAGTCGTGGTGGACCGCCCTGGCTCTATATCACAATCCAACTTAACAGGAGTTGAACTATGTCTACGGACAATTCTATCCAGTTGCCGACCAACGTCAAAGACATCACTGGAAAGCCATTTGGCGATCTTACGGCTATCAGCTACGCTGGTACCAATCTTGGAAGCCAATCTGGAGCATATTGGCTGTTCCGCTGCAAATGCGGAGTCGAGAAGGTTCTTAACGGACGTTCCGTTCGGTCTGGAAGCATTCAGTCCTGCGGATGCAGTAAGCTCGCTGCGGATGGCAAGTCTAACTCTGCCGAATATCGCGTCTGGCATGGCATGAAGCGACGGTGCTACGAAACTGGTAGGCGCGACTACAAATACTACGGTGGGCGAGGAATCACGGTTTGCGAGCGATGGCGCAGTTCGTTTGTTAATTTCTTCACCGACATGGGACCGAAGCCGTTTCCTGAGGCAACAATCGAGAGGGTCGATAATGACGGCAATTACGAAAAATCCAACTGCAAGTGGGCGACACAAGAAGAGCAGAAGCAGAATACACGCAATGTCCGCAAGCTCACCTATAACGGTGAGACGCTTAGCATTGGCGAGTGGGCTAAGAAGCTTGGTATTGATCGTTCTACCCTCCGCCTCAGACTCGATAAAGGATGGCCACTTGATGAAGTATTTTCACGAGAAACATCTTTTGTGCCTCGTAGCAAGACGAGGATGCTCACATGCAACGGGGAGACGCTCCCCATGCGGGCGTGGGCTCGCAGGCTCAGGATCGTGCATTCCACTATTGCCAAGCGAATCGATAAACAAGGCTGGACTATGGAGCAAGTTGTTGACCATTACAGTAAGGAGTGATTGTAGGCTTGGTGCGTGTTAGGGTTGGAGCCAGCCGCCGCCCGAATCAGCTAAGCCGCTGATCATTCTTGTCATATCTTCCCAAGCTGGCCCGATGTCCTCACGTTTTTCTACGAACGAATACAGCCCGATCAGTAGCTTGTTGCGTTCATCGAGTTGGTAGGCCATCAGCTTGCGGTTTTCGTCGGCAACCGACTGCCAGCCAGTCAAACGCTTTACGGCAGTATCGAGTCTCTGGGCGATGGCTTTGTGCTTGTGCTCGGCGAGCGTGTTAGCGTTCTGCATAAGCAGACTGGAGAATCGTTCCTTGCCGCCCAGAACACCTGTGAGCGCTGTCTGTAGTTGTTGCAGGAGGATATCTCGCTGCGACATCTCTGCGCGTGTTACGGTTTGCTTGGCTGTGTGCTGACGCTCGACGGCTTCCACGAACAACTGCTTGATCTGCTGCAACTGCTCATACGTTCTATGAGTCTCAGTGTTCGCCCATTTCGCGTACACATCCCGCAACTGGTAAACCCTGTCCGACGATTCAATCACTCTCTGGCGAACTTCCTGAAGCTGGGCGTATAGCCGAGTCTGAACCTCGATCCCGAGTCGTTCGCTGGCATCCTTGGCAGCGAAGATAGCCTGTTTGCCTGCCAACACCCGATTGCGAGTCTCTTGGAGCAGTGCGTAAACACCACTGATAAGCGAAGCCTGGTACCGCAGAACTTCCTGTTGAACCGTGTGGACTTGGCTCTTGCCGTCCAGCGTCCGCGTGCGCATACCAACCTGCTGTTCGTACAGCCGCTGCTCAGCGTCGATCGTCTGCTGTCGCATGGCTCGCTGCTGCTCGTACAGCTTGTGCTCGTTATCCATAACCTGAGCGCGCATGCCTCGCTTCTGTTCATACAGCTTGTGCTGATTGTCGAACTTCTCGCGATTCAGCCGATCATTGAGTAATTGGATCTGCTCATCTCGGTCGCGATGGTTACGCTCCGTAACGTCTGCTGCGAGTGCTGATGTATACAAGCCACGAGTGGTCAGCATTTGCAACTGCACTGACAGGCGAGCCGCGAACTCCTCGTTTATCCTGGCGAGTTCGGTCGCCCCCAATCCAGTTAAGAAACCAGTCGCGCTTGCATCGTGCGTTAAGTAATCGCTAGCCAGTAAGTCCGTTATGCCTCTGGTTTCCGTAGCGTGCGACGTGTAGTCAGGACTCAGGAAGTTGATGATAGCCCTGGTTGTTGCCGCCTGTGTCGTGTAGTCGCTACTCAGCAGAGCAAGCACGGCTGCGTAGTCGATCGCGTGAGCACTAACCAGTGAACCAGCAGTCGTCCTGATCGTTCCTAGGTCTGTTTCGACGGACGTGTAGTCACTATCGAGCAATGTTAGAATCGCACCCACATCCGACACGTAAGAACTGACGTTGGCCGCCACGTTTGCCAGCAGAGTGTCAATGTCGGCAACGTGAAGGTTGTAGTTCGCTAGAAGCGAATCAAACTGCTGGGAGTAATCGGCAACGTGATCGTCTAACACCGAACCCAGCGAACTTACTTCATCCAGCACTGTGGCTAGGTGCGCGGTGACGTTCTGCTGCAACTCCGTAAGCCGATCGTCGTAGTCAGTGATGTATGCCTGAAGGCTAGCCTCTTGTTCCGCCAGCAAGTTGCCGATGGTGACCGCATTGGCCGCCGCATTAGTCTCCAGTTCGTCCAGCCGCGAATCCATCACTACCAGCGCCACCTTAGCCTCTGCGGCATCAAGGGCGAGCTGCGACTGATTGTCTGCGATCAGCGATTCAATCGCAGTCATGTAGGAATCGAGGTCGGTCAGGAACACGCCAGCCTGCGCGTTCTGCTCTGCCGTCTGCGCATTGAACTGATCGTGCGAGCTGTCGATCATCTGCGTCCAGTTGACCATTACCTCGTTGTAACGGACCTGGTTGGCTTCCCGAGCTTCGTTGGCAGCAATCGTGTAGCTGTTGCACAGGCTCAGCAGCACGTCTTGAGGCTTCATGCCTTCCCGAGTGAGCGCGAAGTAGTTGGTCGGCGGAACCGTCGTTGTGTCTTGAGTGATGCCAGTAACTTCGTACCCTTGCGCAACCAGCCACCCCATGACGTTCTCTGGAACCTGGGTGACCGTCTGCGTGCTCCACCAGACACCTAAATATGGATTGGTAACGGCAGGCAGAATGATCGGGCTTTGTCCAGGGCTTTGCTCTGGTACGTCTGGTATCGTCATTTCATCTCCACTTTCCACTTGGTTCCATGAAACACACGGCACCTTCCCATGCCCAAGCACCGCTAGCTGATAGCAGCAGGATCATAAACAGCCCTCTAGCGCGAGGGTAGTTTCGATGACTGACTCCAGCCGCCCATCGCCCGCTGCTGTGTATGTTCGATGGCGATGTTCCAGCCACCAATGCCTCGATAGCCGCTTTCGCGTTTGCACTTACCTGTTCCGCTGTGTCGGCCACTAAAACACGCCAGGTCACATCGGAGCTGCCAGCCGCGGTAATGCCATGCAACCGCAGTAGTCTCCCGTACGTCTCGCCGTCATTCATCCGTATTGGACCCAGCGCAACGTGCGAGCCAGCGTATCCCACCTTGAACGGCCAGAACCCTTTTAGCTCCGTTTCGAACAGCCAAGACACTGCTGCCGTAGGAATGTGAATCGCAACTGTCTGTGTTGCATGGTCATACTCCAGCACCGTATCGACATCCGTAACACCCGTTAGCTCCTGGGGTATTACATCGTCGGACAGGGCTTGCAACCCGTCTCCGCTGGCTGACACCGTATAGAGTCCATGCGACGACAGGAAGTAGTACCTATCGAGATGATCGCGACACCATGCCCTCGGACCAACCATGCCCACATCGCGTGAAACGTTCTGCAATCGACCCTCTGCGGTCGGATCGCCCTGCACCACCCAAAGCGAACTGCTGGTCGCAGCCAGCATGTAGGCATCCTTGTGCGGGACTAAAGCAGTGATGCTTCCGCCCAGTTCCCCAGCCTCAGATAGCTGGATCAAGAATGGACGCCCAACGTCGCTTAGGTCTGCGCTCATAGACCAGTCGGTGTACGTTCCTTGCCGACTGGCATAGATCGCCTGGCTGACTGGGCGAATGAAGCGATCGCGATAAATGCAGTCCGCTCCATGGGTACTGCCTGGTGCTGTGTTGCCTGGAGAGGCAACAACTGTTCCGCTGCTGTGAAACACCCCAACATGCTCAGCCGCGGCAGTCGGGGTGAACGAGCCGCCGCGCAGGCGACCAATCAGACTGTCTTCAGTACGGACATTCAGCGACCAAGGCGAGGCGTACCGTTCCCGCTTGCCGACTTCCTGACGAAACGAAAGTCGGCGGTTAACTCCAGCGGGAAATACAAGTTCCTTGGTCGCCACGTCATACCCGATTAGGACAGAGAAACAGAGCCTGTGTTGACCAAGATCTCCCAACGGAAGCCCGTCGTGTGAGAAACAGAAATCAACTCCAGTTGGTCGCCAACGTCTGCAAATACTGCCTGAGTATTGCCAGCAACGTTGAATCCATTGGAAGCCGTAACCGTGCAGTCGCCGCCATCTGTTTTCAACCGTAGCGTGAGACGATTGCCTACCTTCGTCGGATTGGCAAGCGTCCGCGCCTCAGCGGCAAGAGTTACCAGTTCACAGACCTGCAAATCTTCCATTGTCTGAATGATTTTACCTGCGCCTGGATCTGCCAACGCATGGTCAGCATCCTTGATGGTATTCAGAATTCTATGGGCATTTCCCGCTGGCATGACTAACTCCTTAAAATAACGTTTTTAGTTGTAAATCGAAAAACTTAGTACGGTGACTGGTTAATCAGGATCGCTTCAATCGACCCAATCCCGCCGCTGCCGCCTTGGGCAACAGCGACTTTGATACGCTCGTCCTTGATCGGAATGTACTCGCTTGGACTGGTGGCCTCTGCTCCGTCTGCTACAGCATTGAGCAATGCTCGCGGATTGAAGACCACCATGCTAGCACCAACATCGGCTTTCGTCAGAATCGGAATCGCGCGATCTTCGGTGGTGATGGTTAGGTCTGCCCCGGCAGCTATCGTTCCTGGCGTGTATATAAGGCAAGCCAGAAATCCGTTTAGCTTTCGATTCTCGCCGTGCGACAGAAATACCTCTGCTTCGCCACTGGCGTTTGTAGTGATAGTTACCTTGGCCGATGAAAACATAATCTCGTCTCGTGTTTTGTGATGCTCGTTACAAGTTGGTTTACGCAGCTAGTGGATTTTGCAATAATAGCGAGCGGCACCGCAGTTCGAGCTGCGATTCCGCTCTAACCACATTTCTTTCAGACAAAGGTGCAGAAACATGGCTAATGCTGATTCTATCGCGATTCCTTCGCGCCGGGTAAAAGACTTGACTGGAAAGATCATTGGGCGATGGACCGTTCTTAACTATGCCGGACTGAACAAGCAGGGTGGTGCCATGTGGAACTGCCGATGTGAATGTGGCACTCTTCGCACTGTGCATTGTGGCAGCCTTAACTGTGCTCGCAGTACAAGCTGTGGATGTCTTCGCAATGCACTTAATCGTGTTCGCCCAATCACGCATGATAAGTCTAGGTCGCTTGCATACCGTTCGTGGAGTGCGATGCTGACACGATGCTACAACCGCTGCAATGAAAACTACCAGAGGTATGGTGCGCACGGCGTTCAGGTGTGCGAACGATGGCGAGCGTCGTTTGAGGCATTTTTTGAAGACATGGGGCCGAGACCATCTACTCGACACAGCATTGATCGCTATCCAGACCAGAGTGGCAATTACGAGCCTGGCAATTGTCGCTGGGCTACTCCTGACCAGCAAAACCGCAACAAGCGGAATAATGTGATGCTGACATACAACGGCGAAACCTTGTGCATGGAAGACTGGAGCGTTCGCACTGGGATTGACATCAGCACACTCCGCTCTCGGTTGACCAGAGGCTGGACGATTGACGATGCGATTACTCGTGCTATTGGCAATGGTCGTCATAAATCCACTCCGCCAAAAGAGACTCTCCCGATTCGAGACTCTCGCAGTCGGTAGGAGTCATACAGCCCTGCTCGTCCAGTTCGCGAACCGTCCGCACCTAAACTTGTAGGACTGGAACGCTCTTGATCTGCTAGGATCGCCAGCGGCAGCAAATCCTGAAAACGACGTTCATGCGTATTTTCTCGCTCCTCAAAATTGTGCTCAGCCGACGCTAGGCACGCTTCCAGGATGCACTGGCTCAGCATCTCGCCACCAATGGGATAGAGGTTCGTCTCGCTAAGCAAAACTGGTCTCAGAATCATTGGCACCCTGAGCGTGTAAACCTGATCAGGCGCCGGGTACAGTACCAGCACTTTGCGACTCCCGACTGTGGGATCGAACGTTGTCGTCCTGACCGAATAGAACACTGGACGGTCAAACTCTGGGTTGTTTCCTTCGAGCTGGCGAATCGTCGAGTCGTGCCTCCACTTCACTGGAGGATACCATTCGTCTGGGCTTGGGTAGTACGTCAGGTCGCTATCATTCGCCACTGAGTCGAATGCAGCATCCAGCGGTATTTCTGGTCTAGCCAGTTGGTAGCTCGAAGCAGTGGCAATCGTTATAGATGTCGTGTCAAGCGTGATCTGAGTATCACTGTCTCGACTCGCCACTGAGTAATACCGACTATTGACTTCCAGTACACCAGAAGCCGCCCATGACGGAAATGTCCCACTTGTGAGCGTTACCACACCTGCCGCGATTGTGATCGTGCCCGTGGCATACGGCGAAGTAGTACTCACATCAGCCACTGGGCGAAGAAACGACCAGTCGTGCGCGGAGTAAACACGTCGCATTCCGTCGTGAATGCAGTCCTCAATATCCGAAGTTTGATCGTCTGAAAAGTCGGTTCGAATTCCATACAGATATTTGCCAACACGTTCCAGCAGGCTGTAATAGCTAATGCCCCAACTCGCGCTAGCTGCGCCAGATGAGCCGCTTTCGGCTGCACCGAAGTAGCCTGCCGAAAAGTAACCTCGTGAAAAATAACTAGAAGCAAACATGATTAGCCAGTTGCATCAAGAGTGAGTGCTGATCGATTGCCAGTAGCGGTTTCCACAGTGGCTGTAATGCGAGGCTTGCTGTCATCGACTGCCCGTATGACAACGGTTGTTG